GTGCCAGTACTCCAAGCAACATAACCAGCAGATGGAGAATTGTTAGTCCACGTCAAATTCCTTACAACAGGGATGCCTGCAAATGCTCCACTTATCTTATCAAAATCATCAAGAGAAGTTGGTCCAATGAATAAAAAATCAGATCTTTCATTATCTGAACCAGTACCACTTGCAGATCCAAATTCATCATAAGCTTTTACTTCTATATAAATCAAAGCACCAGTTTCTTCGTATGATGCTTTCTGGGCTGCTGTCAAATCTATCTTTACTCTTGACTCAACAGTTTTCTTCCAGCTTGACCATGATTCACTTTCTACCTTGTAGCGATACATAAAATATGAAAAATCTCTATCAGTAGATGCATCCCAATCAAATACTACCGAATCCATTAATGCAGTGGTTTCAAACCCAGTTGGAGTAGAAGGAGCAGGGTTATTAAATGTGTGAATATAAAAACCACTTACCTGACCAAAGATATCTTTTACTCTTAGTTTAACTTGTGGATTGTTTACTGGAGTGCCATCTCCATCTTGAACATTCTTCTCATATGTATAAGAATAAGAAGTACCGAAGACTTCTTCTGTTCTAAGATCTGGCCCTTGATGATTTATAACTATTTCATAACAGAAGATATCATCTTCACTTGCAGCATCCCAAACGAGATCAACATCTTTTCCTATAAACTCAGAAGTACTATCAGTTTGAATACATTTAAGTCCACTAGGAATACTTGGAACATTATTGGTGAAAGCAGTAATTGCGGTAGATGCTTCATTACCCTTATCATCTACACTTACAACTCTAACTCTTACAACAGCAGATAAACCACTATGATCAATTTTATTCATCTCCGCAGTATATTTAAAATTATTATCATATGCCTTTTCACTGCGGAGAATTGTTCCAGAACTGTTAAGAATTTCCACACGATAGTACTTAAAAACAAAAGTACTATCAATCGACCATACTAAATCAAGATCCTTACCATCCCAAGTTGTGTTTCCTGTCTTGGTACAATAAAGACTACTAGCCGCTGTTTGAATGTCAACAAAATCCGGTATTTCATATGTTATATCAACATAATTACTTTCATCTGGAGCATTTATAGTGTTAACACTAAATCGATAAGTATAACCGTCAGGCAACTCCGGTATTCTTATTGAAACAGATTCGGTAGATCCATAGTACTTCCAATTATCAGGCCACTCAGCATCATCCGCATCATATATCTTGTAGTAAATGTAATATGTTCTGGTTAGAGTTCCTGTCCATAGAAGTTCTATTGAGTTTTGTCTAACCTTACCATCCAGCGCCCATTGTGTACCAGCATAAATATTTGTTACTTCCAAAGCACTTTCTGATGCTGGATCTTCTACTACAACATAATCTTCAATATAACTGTCATCGTAGTAATCAATAGCAGAAATTTTAAATCTCTTATCACTAATTCCCCGATCTATGCTAGTGATAAGAACTTTCTTAACACTTAGCCTTTCATTAGAAGTACTTTCTTCGGTGCCAGTTACCCAGCCGATCAAAACAAGATCGCCCTGAACCGGATTTCTCTCCCATGTATCTGCTACCAATTGATATTGAGTTACAGTTGTAGCTGGATATGGATTGTAAATTTCTTTTACTTCGATAAATTCTTCTGTCTCTCCGGTGCGTGGCTGAGCGTGACGTACAAGTATTCTAAAATCTCTTCCGACATTTGCTGCTGCACTGAAGTCAAGTGGAATATCACAAACTATATTATCATTACCTGATCTATAAGTTCTGCCCGGATTAAATCCCCATATTGGTTGATTGTGTTGGAGATATACTACTTCTCCAACAGAACAATTAATCGCATCGACAAATGAATCCCATTGCTGCATCCGTGTTACAAGTTTTGTTTGATTAAGAATGACCGTGGCAAGTTGAACAGCCTGAGTTTTATTATCTACTCCATAGAAAACAAGTTCTCTTTCATTTGGACTTTCTACTCCAGAATCAACATTTGGACTCACTATCTTTACAGGCGTTTTTCTTCCAAGATCATCTTTATCGAAGTAATATGCGATAATGACATTTGTTTTGTTCTTTGTATTTAGATAAGAATAAGAAAAGGAACCCTGAATAATGTTATCACTTCCAAAAGTATTTTTTGCTGATACTTGTGTATCAATTACTACGTCCCAAATATTCCCAATCGGAAATACTCTTGCCCTTCCTGCTTGGCCTATAAGATCAAGAACACCCCTCATACTCTGTTCAGAATCAAGATACAATGCTACCGTCAAGCTATGGTTATCACAAAATGTAGCCCATATTTCAAAATTAGCAGTATTTATTTTTGCTTCTGGGACATCATAGACATAGAGTAATCTGTAGAGTGCCGCCCATGCTGGGTTGCGTGAATCCCTTTCTTCTCCACCCCAAGTGAAATTTGCTTTCTTTACTTTTACTTGTATCGAAGGCCATTGCTGCTGAAATGATTCTAATGCTGGGAGTTCAAGACTTAGGGTGGCAACATCAGGATAAGTAAACTTATAGTCAATTGACTCCTGAATATACTCCAGCTTAATTGTATGATGATAACGAATGTCTGTTGGTAATACTCCATGCGTGATCGCACTAATATCATATTGATCTGGATCTAATCCATTGAAGACCATCTTGTAGCGATATGGTTCAGTAGTATCGTTTTTTAATTCTACTTCTCTTTTAATTGTCCAAGATCCATCTCCGCCATGTGGTCTTATTCTAACAAAGATGTCTACCGTGTGTTTCTTTATCTCTCCTTCATCAGTAAACTGATATAATCCAGTAGGAAAGACAAAACCAAGAGTAATCCTTGTTATATCATTTCCATTAGTAGGATAAACTGTCACATCGTCATCAATGGCAGCATGATAATAAGCCCTTGCCCTTTCTACAAATGCTATTGTTCCATATTCAGCACCATAAAGCTTGTGAATACAGAAACGATATCTTCCCAAATCAAGCCCATCTAAAGATATTGTTAGTTTGTTTGCATACCAAGAAGCGGTAGGAAAGTACTCTTCACACATGGAGACAAGCTGATCATAATCATAATCAACATACTGCCAAGCTTCGTAATCTTTTCTATACCAGAAGCGAAGAACAAGAGAAGTATCTTGATCTCTACTAATGATATTCCATTCATCATCATACTGTATATCTGTAAATGCATGAGCTTGCATCTTCAGAACAATGGCATCAACATCATCTACGGAATCATACTTTACTGCGTCTTCAAAATTGAAAGCAAGTGTATCAGTAGCACTTTGATCCAATGATCTTTCTGATTGTTCTATCTCCGCATCAATCCCCTGTTCGGTTGTTGCTCTTGATGGCCCAACAACATGTACTCTACTCTCATCAGAATAACCATAAGAAAAATCATATTTGTACTTCGGGTTTGGAAGATCCGTAATGGGTTTCCCATTGGCATAAATATCTTCATCTTCAATTAGATCTATTTCTCCTCTACAAAGAGCAAATTGCATCCTTAGTTTTTGATGCTTTGGATCTTTATTATCTAAATCCCTCATGCTGCTTATTCTGGGAGGAGTAATCCATCTTTCGCCAATCAACTCTGGCAAATACTGCCCTTCTCTCCAATCGTTTGGGCCGCTTGCCCAGCCATAGCTTGGCGATCCTGCTAGTTTGTTCGTACTTCCGGGAGCATCCATATCTGGTACTGGTATTGCAGAAGAAATCAAATACCCTCCAGCCGTTACCAATAGCATACCATATATAGGGGCAATGGAAGTATATTGCTGGGTGTAAATTGCTACTGCTATCAAAGCTATCCCAGCAATAATCTTTAAGGCTTGTTCTCCTTCTTCGATGCAAAAAGTAATTAGATCATTTTCAAGTGCTATTGGATTTTCATCTTCTTGAAGAAGAATTCCATTCAAAGCAATTAATACTTTTTTATCTCCAACAAATGACCGTACATAATCACGAACAAGCTCTCCAGTACAAACTTGGCTTGACCAAATAGTACTTCTTTCTGGAGCGAGTGTATTCTTCACCCACCCAATATAGACATGTGAAACTTTTCTTTTATTCATTTGGAACATAATAACCCTCCCTCACATAGTTCCAGTAGGGATCAAAAATCGAAGCAGTACTTGGCCTTCCCATCATAGAACTCGTGTGAAAGAACTTCCCTCCGCCAATATACAAACCCATATGATCTATCTGCCCTCTCTCCTCTATACAGAAAAGTATTATACAAGGTTTATCTTCAGTTGGCTTTTCGATTTTCTTCCAATCATTCAGTTTTTTGATTGCTTCATTTACTTCCGACTTGTTAGCAACTGCCACCTTTGCATCTGGAATATCAAGATCCCAAAGATCTTTTACTACCATCCCAATAAGACCACGGCAATCAGCTCCCCGCATATCTCTTCCACGATCTTTGAATGGAACAAATAAATACTTTTCTATGTTAATCGACATAAAGCTTATTAGTTCCGATTGCAGGGAACCCTCCAAATCTCTTAGATTGATCTGCTCCAAGCCGTTGAACACAATGAGCAAGCGATCTATTACAAGTAGTATATACTCCGCCTGTATATGGACATCTACTTCCTGTAGCATGAGGAAATCGCTTATAACGACAGAAATTTTTAAGCATCTTTTCTGCTGGATCTTTTACTACATATGGATTTGGACTGATTCCAATTTTAAAATTTGCCCAAAGCATATTAAAATCTGATTCTGTTATTTCTACTTCCAATGTTCTTATGTCTTCTGTCTCTGTTAAATTATTTGTGTTTACTTCATAAAATGTAACAGAAGAACCAATCAACCCAGCATAGTCATTGGCATAGGCTTCTGGGACACTAGTGATGTTTCCTATCTTTAACTCCAATTGCGGAACTTCATCTTGACTTTCCCGAACTACTCCAACCTCAACTCTCAAGGCTGTCCACTTGTAACCACTCCAAACAATGTCTTTATCAGCATTACAGGCAATTCGAGCATCTGGGCCATTAAGAATAGCAAGATGAAGTAAAGTGACCCAAGAGCTACTGGTGTTAAGAAGGTTTTTAGTATAGATATAATTTTTAAGTCCATAAGCTATACCGTTATCATGGCGGAGCTGTTGTTGTTGAAGTCGTGGAAGTAGTACTTGATGAAGAAGTACTACTTGACGATTGCGAACTGGTGGTACTGGTCGAAGAAGTCGTGCTTGTAATTGTACTGGTTGATGATAATGTTACAGTACTAGAAGTACTTGAAAGTGTGCTGGTGCTGGACATAGTTGAAGTAGTGGAAACAGAGCTGGTGGTTGAAAGCGTACTGGACGAAGTACTACTAGTAGAAGATGTCGTGCTTGAAGTCGAGCTGGTCGATGATGTCGTAGAAGAAGTTGTCGTTGTAACTGTGGTGCTGGAAGTCGAAGAAGTAGTACTGGTAACTGTCGTGGTCGAAGATTGTGTATTTGTCGTTGAAGAAGAAGATGTCGTTGTCGTCACCGTAGTACTAGTGGTTGTAGCGGTTCCAATCTCCCTTAGTTTTAGAGTTACATTATAATGCTCTG